ATTGGGTCTTCATTATTTACCTCCAAAGAAGATATAACATCCTGAATATTGTCAAGATTTAATGATGTTGGGTCATCAAATTCAATGTCTGGAGCATCAACATTGATTAGCGAGTTTGCAGAAACATTAACATCTCCGGTTGTATTTGATCTATAAATGATTGTTAAGGTAGTGTTTGATGGTACAATTCCAAATTTATCTGTTTCTAGCAAATTAGATGGATCAAAAGAAACATCTGTAAAGTAATCTTTTCCATGGACATTTAATATAACTTTACTTGGATCAACTAAAGGATCAGTTCTTTCGGTCCTGTCAGAGCCATACCCAAATTGAATAATCATTCTATCTCTTATTCTTTCTGCTGTAAATCTTCTTGGAACAATAAATGGTCGAAGTGCGGCAGTAGTTTTATTTTTATTTGAGTCGCGATTTAATACTGACTTGTAAATTACATCTTGTGACAAATAATCAACTTCATAATACTCATTGCCTTCCGCATCCGTTATTGACACAATTTCGCTAACATTGTCTCCATCAATCTCAATTTTTCTGAACTTCTTATATTCACCAACGGAAATAGTCTCTCTCAAAAGCTCTCCAGAAATTACTTGACCAGAAGCCTTAATTGCATATCCTGTAGGAACACCAGTTGTCGTATTTGCAGTTGCAACGACGATTTCGTTTGATGGATCTGCAAAGGCTATGTCCTCATTCAAGGTGAATGTTACTCCATTGGCTGATGAAAAGCTGCTACCTCTCTTCAAAGTTGGGATATATGAAGAGTCTGGAGCGTTTCCTGCTGAATTTGCCGGAACTACAATATAGAAAGATGCTTGTCCTTGAGAAATTGGGGTTCCTTTAAATTTAAAGCCCATTTGCCGACCAAGCTTTAAAACATTGTCATATTCTATGGCAGTATCAATAAATGTTTCATTAACGCTATAATCCAAATAAAACGATAAAATGTCCCCAATATAAGAAACAGTGTCGAGCATCAAAGAGCCAAAGCCTGCCTCGCTAAAGTCTTGAAATGTATTGGGATAATATCTTTTTGCATAATCAACCAAATCTTCTTTGATTGTATTAAAGTCTCTTGAAGTATACTTTATTAGTGGGTAGTTCTTTTTGGCCGACAACTTATAATCCTCTTTTCAAAATAATTAGTTAATTGGAGTAGTTATTTCTAACACATCAGATAAATCAAGCGGAACAATCTTATATCGAACAACAATGCTCAAAAGATTATCTGACATATCTTCGTCTAATCTTTGTGAATTGAATGCTACATTCTCAATCTCAAGATACGACATATATTTGTTCACTTGCTGCCTTATTCTACTAGTGATATCATCATACAAAAGAGGATTATCTATTTCAAACAAAAATGTTTTTAACCCAATTCCAAATGTTGGATCCATTATTCTTTCGCCAGGGACTGTGAGCATGAGATTTTTAAAATTTTGCTTTACCAAATCTGTATAGTTGTCTATAAGTTGATATCCCGTATCGCCATTCAGTACTAATGGTAATTTTGGAGTTAACAAAGGCATAATACTTCTCCTATAATTTAATACTAACTAGGCAAATATTAATTATTTTTTGGTGGCTCAATTTGTTTTAAGCCAACATCAATTGTGCATGGCTGTGTTTCTAAGTCATCTTGGGTTCCTTCGGGGTCATCTTCGCCTTTTATCCACTTCTCAATGTAGTCTTCAAGTGGCAATTCGTTAAACCAATTTACACTTGAATCGTCCAACGCCCAATATGCAAGGCCAAATGGAGTAATCGGTGGACCAATCGGCAAGAATAGGAATATGTCAGCAGGGAACAAGGCAAGGCCAAGCTGCCAAGTTTCTGGAATTGGTATAAATGTATCGTCGATTGGCTCGAACCAAGGTTTTGGCGGCTTGACCAAAGCTTGTGGAGAACTAATTCCAAATCCGCAATTTTCGTTTGATACCTCTATTTGAGAAAGTGCCTCTAATTGTGCCAATGATTGCGCTCCAGCGGCTTGCAAAGCATTTGCTTGCCTTTGTGCGTTTGCAACTATCTGATTTACTGCCTTTATTGATTGCTTTATTTGCTTTGTGATTGCAATATTTAAGTTTGACTGCTCCATAAATCCTTTGAAAATCAATAAAGGAGTTCTGACAAGTAATTTAGCAATCGCTGCATAAGGTATTGGAATTCCATTTAAAATAGCATTTGATATATCAAGACTTGTATTGAAACAATCTGCTCCTCGATAATCTCCAGCTCTCAAAGAACTCATGAACAAATACATCAATTGCTCCTTTGTAGGTTCAAAAAGAGCTGTTGCAGTAGAAAATGTAGACAAATAAGTTGATGAATATATGTTTGTTAGTGAAAGCATTCTATCAAGTGAAAACGCATACTTAAAAACAAAATCATATTCATCTGTTTGTTGGATTCCTGCCACAAGAGACTTCTTGGTTGACCCATCAAAAGAATTTGAAAAATAATCATTTTGTGTTTGAGAAACTCTTGTCTTCATGTCGATTGGGATTTCATACTCTACAACTGGAATTGGATATAGTTTTTGACCAGTGTCTGTAATAATATATGATTTTTCTGCAACTGAGTTATTAGTTGATTGTAGTTGTAATTGTGAGCCAGGTTTTGGCAGATATGATATTCTCATCCCCCAATTCAATGATTTAAAGTAATCATCTAATTGTGCATCATTAACATCTCTTGATGTTGTGGATACTGTTGGGCCAGTTGCAGGAATATCTCCGCAATCTAATTCAGTTGTATCAGCAGTGAGGTTGGATGATTTTCTTAAATTTGGTGGATTTCCTTCGCTACCAAACTTAGAATTATACCAAGCATTCCAACTATCTACATTTACAACATTTTCCAAATATGGATTATTTCTTTTAATATAATCTAAATTTGGTTGAGGAGGAGAATCTTGCTCATTAACTGAATAATCATCAACTCTGATATAATATTCTAAAAAGAAATTGCCATTTGTTATATCAAATAGCTTTCCTGGTTTTTTGGCTATATTGTTTTCTATCCTTCCGTTCTGAACTATTTGTTGAGCTGGCTCTCTTAATGCTTCTCTTTCTTGTTGAGCGTTTTGCGATAACTCAATCACTTGTTCGATTGCTGGAATCCACTGCTCATCATATCTACGGACAAGTTCGCGCAAGGATGCTAAGTAATTTCTATTTGCAGATGAAGCGAATAAAGCACGATAAGGTTGAGTAGTCCAAAATGGAGCTTCCGCATTTCTATATTTTCTTGCCAAGCCGAGTGGATTGGAAGTCAATAAATCGATATCATCAGCCATTTCATTGTATTGTCCTCTTTCCCACAATAATGTATTGCGTATCATTCTTACATCAAGATCTAAAAGGCTTATATATGGCTTGTTTCCAGTTGCGACATCTATTATTGCAGTTTCAACATTCCTGACCCAATCAGAGTTTGAACCACTTAGTAGCAAGTCAATTTCTGCGTTCTGAATTGGACTTAATACAAAATCATGCCAATCGGTTGCAAAATCTATTTGCCTATTTTCATACGACTTATATGTATATGTCCTAGATGGATCTGGGTTGTTGAACTCATTTATCTTTTTTGCACGATATATGCCTGCTCCATATGTAGCTGCCCACAATAGGCTACCTGGACCTGCAACTGATTTTGACCAATCAGCTCTGTTATTGGCAGCGTCAAACCACCAATCATTGGCTCCATATCGAGCAGGATGATTATAGACATATGGTCCAGTTGGTTGTCCTGTTGGTTTGTCATATGTCCATGCCCTTGCTGATGAAATAAAATCGTTAACTATGTTCATCAATTCCTTTTCAGAGTCAGACACGCCAAAGTCGTATATATTGTATTGTCCATTGCTATCTTTTGCTTGGGCAATTGATCCAGGGATTGATGCATTATTTTGAGTAAATCCAACAAGATGACCTTCTCTTGAGCCAGCAGAACTTGCACCAAGAGGGAACCCGTTTATGACACCGCGAGAAGCCCAATTTGTAGAACCTCTAACAGGCCAAATCTTACTATCAGTGTCCTGTATAGCGTTACGAAGTGCTTGTTCTGTTAAATTTTCTGTTCCTGGTGGTCTTCTTGTCTCCGCATTTCCATAATAATATTCTCTATAAAAATTACCAACAGGCTTCAAGTAAAGCATTCCTTGAGAGCCAGCATTTCCAGTAATTCTTCTAATGCCTTTCTCAGTTAATGTTCCACCGCTCGTCAGCGAATCAAAAACATCTTGTGGTATTTCTGGTATAAGTCCTGACTCTGTAATGCTTTTTAGAGGTTTTGGTTGCGCGACACCACCAGAATCTCTCTCATAGAACCTTGATTGGTTATCAAATCTTTGGACTGGTAATGTTGGCAACCACTCTTCTAAAAATATTGAATGTATTGATGCATCACCTTTTTGTGCCACAAGGCCAGACAATCTTCTAGAAACAGAAAAAATTTGTTTTCTAATCAGGTACTTACAGGATTTCTCAAAGTCTTCATTTTTGTTGTCAGAATCTGCTTTGTTGTCATCAACATTTCTATTATAGAGGTCGATTGCTTCTGTCGTGAATTTATTGTAATAACTTGTTCCAATCGATTTTGAAAGCAAGCTTTTGTTGATGTTGTCAAATATAAACGACAACATTGTATCATCAATATCTTCTTCGTCATCATATCCAAAATAATGGAAAGAGTATATCGACTTCATCAAAAACTCTAGAACATGCATTCTAATCGTTAAGAGGATTATTCCAGATCTTTTAGCTAAACCTAATGCACTCTTTTCATTTCCTCCAAAGTCATCAGGGTCTGGATAGATGTCTTGCAAACACAACGAAAGGTCATATTCTTGAAAAATTCTTTGCTTTATGACATCAATGTCGAGCAAGCTTGGAGTACAGCCTTGAGGGATCCAAGTTTTTGGCTCAACCTCAACAAATGTTTTTGCTGGTGTGAAATTTAATCTCGATATTGTTTGTAGATCTAAATAAGGAGATTCTGCAACTTGGTCAAGAATTGCACACATCAATTCCTTAAATGTCTCATCATATGCATTGTAGCTGTCAAAATAGTTTGGAAGCGTTAAATTATACCCAGACCCCACTCCGTCTGAAAAGTTTTCTGCTAATAAATTATAGAAATATCCTTCTTGTGGCTGGGCATTTTGCTGATTATATTGAACATTTTCAATTTGCGATGTAATTCGCTTGACTGATTGAGATAATTCTGTCGATGAATTTATATCTAATATCTCCAAAGAATCTGCCGAATTTGTTGATGGCGTCATCACAAGTGATATCGAATAATCATCTTTGATGTCTGTATTCTGGTTTGACCGTTTTGGGACATCATAAGTAAAGTTTATTTCAGAGCCCAAAACCATATTCACAGAAGTGCTTATCTTGTTAATGATATCACTGTCTAGTTGCTGATTGTTTCCTCCAAAATTAGCTGATTGGCCTTCTAAGTTCTGTAGGTTTGATTGCAGCTCTTCTGTGTTGATTCCAGCATTTGTTGCGATATTGTTAGGAATTTTAAGTTGATATTCTTTTGAATTAGGATCAGATGATGATACAAAATACGAACTATTATCGTCACAAACTCTATTATATGCTTCAACTAAACCTGTTCCAAAAACTTTTGGCCCTGGTTCACTCACTTCGATTGGTATTGGAGAATACCCAAATTTTATAGTATAGTCGATGTCTTTTCTGTCTGTTCCAAGGCCATTCCAATCACCACTTCCAGGCACTGGAGAGAATGTTCTTCCTCCGGTTGCTTGAAGGGAACCGTCCTCACTTACAATTCTTGTGTTTGCGTATTCCCACTCTCTTTCTTGCTCTGCTGTTGGTCTTGATTGACCTTCTTCGCGCATCCCTGCTCCATGGCGGTTATCTCTATCAGGAAAGCCTAAAAGATCTAAAAATGGATTCCATCGAATTGGATCTCCTTCATTTACCTCGCCCGAACTTTCATCAACAGTCCTTGTTCCTGGAACAGTTGAGCCAGCCGGAAGTGAGCCATAGGCAAATCTACCTTGTTCTACCAAGCCAATAAACTCTGGATTTAACACCAACTTTTCTTCTCTTGTGCCCTCAACATCAATAATTGCTGTTTTTGTCCTTGGAACTATTCTTTTTTGTGTTGTTTGAACAGAAAGGGAAGATACAAAAGATGACACATCCTCATTAAAAGTCAATGTTAAGGAGTCGAAAGATGCATCCAAAGACTCATTAACAGCCTGCTGTATTACCGGATGGGTTCGCGGAATTAATCCAGGAATTAGATTCCCTTCTTCATCGATAGAGCAATAAAGTGGAGGTAACTGATCTTTCAAAAAGTCTGGATTCTTAGAAATATCAAGAAGTTGATTAATCCTATTCATTCTTCTCTTTTTGCTAGCATCAACTTGTTGTTGTAGTTGGTCTTGCGTCAATGAAGGATCTTTTTGTGCCAAAATACTTTTGCGAAGAGCTTCATCATCTTCATCGCACAAGCATTTGAATGATTCTGGAATTGCTGATGCAGCATCCTGAATACTTTGCAGGATACCGTCACGATCAATAAGTTTTCCTAAGTTTTCCCACACCTTAGTCAAGTCTGACGGACCTAGAACAACTGAAAGATTTGGGAATAGATTTGGGTTTAACAAGTTTTCTAATACTTCTTTGGCCTCTGTTGATACTTCGCACCCAAGCAAAAGATTTCCAAGCTCTCCAGGAGTCATCGCAGCAGAGGAGGCATCAAGCCATGTAGCTAATTCTTTTGATGCTTGTCCAAAAACTCCTCCATCAAATGGGTTTTGTTCGATAACTATCTGTTTTGCTTCATCAAATGTCAATCCAGTTTTTGATGCTGCGACAAGCTTGTTGGCTGTTTCATCAACCATTTCATCATATTTTTGGATTGTGTTCGTCAATATCTCTTGAGATAAAGCTTCAGGATCAAAAAACTGTTGAGAGCCTTCTGAGATTGCTCCAAGAGTTGTGTTTAACACTTTTTGGCCGAAGACTTCTCCAAAATTTAAGTTTCTCCAATTAAATCCGCCATAATTTACTTTATCGGCATTCGCAATACCAGTTCTCGAATCTAGAGCACATTCTCTACAGATATCGAATAATGATTTCAATATTCCGATAACTAGGTCAATTAATGCGCCTAAAACAGCATTTGCAATTGTTTTTGCGAATTCTAAAGATACACTCTTCAACAAATCTACAATTGGAGGTCCATCGGGAAATGCAATCGTTGGAACTGATATTGTTGCCTGAAATTGTCTTAAGACATTATCGAAAGAGTTTAATATTCCTTTTGCGTCATCAAGAAAATCAAATGAAGGAAAATTCAAACATTCCAATGCAGAACGAACAAGATCTTCAATTCCAAGCTTATTCAATAATTGAGTGTATAAAACTTCCGTATCATCAATAACTTCAGATAGTTGAGATAAGTGGCCAATAACATAATCGCCAACAAAGTCTTGAGCAGTATCTAATTTTCTTTCAAACTCTTTTCTTGTTTCTGGTTTCCAAAGTTCTGACTTAAAAAAGTTAACTTGATCGGCTGTCTTAACTGGTGTTCCTTCATCTTTCTTAACTAAATCAGCGCTTTTTGAGCTTACATTTTCAGACTTTGGTCTTGTTGGAGAAAAGTCAAATGTTGGTGGATCATAAATGTAATCATTGATAAATGTCGTCCAAGACATTCTAACATTGTTTTGTTGCAGCTCTAAAATATTTTCCATATTTTGCAACAACTTTATCGTTCTTTTATCTGAGATTGCTTCGGATTCTTTGAAATTAGCAAAGGATCTTGTTAAGTTTATTGGCTTTGAAGATGATAGTAAATCCCTTCTTGCCTCAACTTTTACAACCTCATAATCCTTTATGTACATTTCGACCAAATCAGATCTGTCTTCAGAAAATTGCATTTCATTATCTTGCATTAAAGATGCAAGATTTGTAACAAAATTTGTTAACAAGGTTGATTGCTTGGTAATGTCCAAACCATACACTTTTCCTTGAAATCTTTCAATATCTTCAATATATTTGGTCATGAAATCGCTAAGATTCTGTATGTCTGATCTTATGCCAAATGTATTTAGCGAGAATGTTTCTGAGTTTGTTAAATCTGGCTCTTCATATCCCTTATCTGGTAAAGATAAAAGATATTCTTCTGAAAGTGATATCAATACTTTCATCTTTGCATTTGGTCGCAAAGGAATGTGATAATCTTCTATGATAGCCTTAGTACTTGTATCATCTAAAGGTGACTTATCAAAATATTTTAATATATGGTCAACGCCAGATGGTTTTGCAGAATTTTTACGATTTTGTAAATCAGGTCCACCGCTTTCTGTATATTGAGTAACAACAGTGACAGCATATCTTCTTGGCCCATCAATTAGAAATGGCTTATTTCGGCCATCCATTTGGGTCCAATCAGGTGTTAATAAAGGTGGTTTTGCTTTTATGTCTATTGTTGCCATGCTAATTTACATTATTGTGTCTGCTGTTAATATACAGATCTCCACTGTTCTTTAAATATGTCTCTTTATAAGTATCTATTGAATCATAAAGAGATTTTAGGTCTTCCATAACACTGTTGTGGGATTCCATCGTCCAAACGCCCATTGATTGAACTGGAAAAGAAACTGTTGTTTTTTCATTACCTGTAACTTGAAATGGAGAGAAATGTTCGTGATTTGCAAGCTGCTTGTTAAATGAGTGCTGATACTTCAACAACCTCAACACGATAGCGTTCAATTGCCTGACTTTTTCCGACATCTCATCTAATGCTTTTGAAAGGTTCTTACCTTTAACCATTGGCTGTAATTCAAAGTCTTTTCCAACATCTGAATTTCCTGCAATAATATCAACACCATATACTTGACGCTTTGGTGATGTCGATTGAGATGTTAAAACATTTTGCCCCTCTGTTACAATCTTTACACCTTCTCTTGAAATAAATCGAAGATTATCTGCCTTAATTGCAATGGCTGATGTTGGGCGTGGATTTGAGGGACCAGATAAGCCTCTTGGTGGGGCTAGTCCTGGACTACCCAGCGAACCGGGTGCTAGTTTAAAATTGTAGTCTACATCCGTTTTTTGACTAATATAGATCCTAGCTGCATCCATATCCATCATTGGATCAACCCATATCTTCTTTCCGTTTTTGTTACATTGAGAGACTTTAGGCCCCATTCTGCCAACAACGATATCGATTGATCCGGCTTGGGTATCGCCTCGTCCACCATATCCAGACATTCTTCCACCTGGCCTGTCTCGCCCAAGAACAATGAATGTATTATTTTTTCCAGATATTACCTCTTCTGAGGATGTTTCAAGATAGTTTGGAAGTGGCTCTTCTAATGGATCGCCTCCAATACCTTTTGCATAGGCAAGTTGTTTTGGATCGGCATCATTTATCTGTTTTAAAACATCTTTGCAAGCTCTACCATCGATGCTTCTTGCTTTCTTAATTGTGCTCAATGTTAATATCCTTCGTGGTCATGACCTTTCTTATTTGGCGAATTTGGCCTCAGAGTATTTGCAACGCCAGGCTTTCTAACTGGATCATACGGATCTTTACAAGGTTTACCTCTTTTTGATCTTGGGATATGTTTGTTTGAGTACTTACCATCTGGGGAGCAGCCACCATATTGTAGCCAAGCTTCTGAGGGTGTTCCATACCTGCTCTTAATATAAAGGAGCATTCCTGCGGCCTCCTCCATAGGATCTCCTATTCCTGCCAATCCGCTTGGATAAAATTTCCTAACATTGCTTATTAGCAACTGCCCTAGGCCAGAGGCACTTGATGAAACACCTAAATAAACTTTTCCTCTTCTCAATCTTTCTATTATCGTTTTCCAGGTTTTTGCATATTTTTCACCATACCAATCAGAGTTTGGCATTTTACCACCTTTGTAACCATCTCTCTTGGCAACAGCTCTTCTAAATGTGTAATTGAGTTGTCCGACTCTCCCTTGAGACTCTTTCTTCAATATATTGTGCAAAGCTCTTCCTTCTGGATTGTTGTAGTCGCCCCATTCAGGTGGTATCCCTGGTGCCAGAGTGTTATACGCTGTAGAAAATCTAAATCCTCTTTTGGATTCGTGGGTTGAAGCTAGTGCGGCGGCTTCCATAAAAAGGTTTTTTGATTCTGGTGTAAATGGCTTAAATGTTTGATGTTCAAAAGGTGCTTGCTTTGTTTCTTCGATTGGTATCTTTTTAACTAATCCGCGTTGTTTTGCTTCAACAGATGCTTTTGGGGATTTGACAGGAGGTGGCAGAGAATCGTCAGCCAAAAGCCCATAATATGTGCCAACCGATGGACCTTCAGATAGATTTGGTAGCTTTACCCTGACCAACGAACCTACTTGTGGTTTTGTTAAATTTTTATCAGTCGTAGTATACATGTTGTGCATACTTATAGCTTTTGTTTGAGACTGTTCTGCCTTTTGAGGGTCTTTTACATCATATAGGACACAAGGATCTGGTAGATTTTCATCTGGTGAGTCATTTCCAATTATTCTTGCATAGAATGTGTACTTTGGTTGAATCTTCGTATCTTCAAAGACATTATTTGGAAAGGAGACAGGAGAATCAACAACTTTCAATACTTTAGCGGTGTAAATAGTCTCTTTTGTGTTATCGTCAACTGCCTGCTCTAACCTTGCAAGACCAAAAAGAAGCTTATTTAACCTATCAAAATAATTTAGATTTGATACATCATCATTTGATTTAAGTTTAGTCACCATCTTCTTCACCATTCAATTGAGAAAATATGGCATCTCTATCTGCATCGGATAGATTCATATTTTGTTTTGCCTCTTTTGATTTTAGTGAAGCGATTTTTACAAGCTGTTCATTCGACCTTTGTAATGTTTCTACATATTTAGCAGCAGTTAGGCCAACTTCTTTGTGTCGATGATCATCGCCAGCAATATAGTTGATAAGATCTTTCAATAGATCATGAGTTTGAGTACGATCATTTCTGATGTTC